ACTATTGTTGGCGGAGCATTATCTAGCGCAAGTCAATATCCAAATAGATATACTCCACAGTTTGTGTTGGGTACTCCGATATTATCTGCTACTAAATTTATGAATGCTATTTACAAATATTCGTTCGGAAGACTAGCCGATAGCGGTGGTGCTATCCATTGGATTGGTGAGATGATTAGACTTGGATATGTTGTTGTATCTAGTTCGGACATGATGACTGTTAACAGTGTAAGTGGTATAGAATCTACTGTTAGAACTATGGTTGATGGTGCTCAAGCTCCAGATGTCTATACTGGTAGTCCAATTTCTTCTATCGTGAATAGAGCATTATCTAACTACAACGATGGTACTCTATTCCCATCAGTCTACACGCTTTAAGGAGAAAATCAGACGGGGCTGTTTCATTCAGTGAATCTTTTAGTTGTTTTAGCTCAACCCCAGTTGTAACCGTTATTTGGGTAAAAAGAATCACTTTTAACTGTTAATAACTTTTGCTAAGAGTTTATTTTCGGTGAAGAAGTGATATATCATCAGGTCGTGAATTTTATTATTTGAATTATCTTATGGAAGGCGATATATAATGTCTCAATTGAATAGAAATGTTAATTACTTGTTTAACGTCGATGGAATTACCCCTTGGGAAAGATTGCGAGTCATTCGTAATTTTTTAGATGAGAGGGTTCGGGCTTTGAAGCTGGCAGAATTAAATTTACTAAAAACGAAAGCCTATGTTGAAAAATTAGATCAAGATTCATTCGAATATCAAGAGTATCTAATTAGTAAAGATTTCAATGAAAGTTTGGTTCAAGATTGTAGAGATGAAGTTGAATTTTTGAAAGAGTTCGAACAAAGAATTGCATCCGAAGCTGAAAAAACTAGAGTTCCTGGTAAAAGCGATAGAGAGATGTATGAATTGAATTATTACGAAGAAGCTGTTCAAATGTTGCTATTAGACTCTCAATCCGAATTTATGGCGACTGGGGCAATTTCACCCAATACAATGAAACGTCTGATACAAAATCCTATTGCTATGGATCGAGTTGTACAACTTGGAATTCTAGCTAACACTGCACTAGAAACTTCTATACGTCAACCAATTCAACAATTAATGATCGGCGAAGTTTTGCGAATAACAACCAAAGAACCTGACTAAATAATTCATATTAAAGCTTGAAATCTAAGGTACATTACAATGGCCAATTTAACAGAAATTTCTCACTTCGATTCGGGTATAACTCAAATCGAAGTTACAGAATATATCGAAGCTGGGGTTGAAGGTATTCATAATGTACCTTTACGTCAATTAACGAATAGAACTAGATGGTTATTCGATAGAATGGTTATGATTGAAAATGCGTATTTATACACTTTACCTATTGCAACTAGAACTACTTTGGGTGGTGTAAAAATCGGGAGCGGTATTATTGTTGAAGAAGATGGAACCATACATTTAGCTAATCCACCAGAACAACCTAATGCTGGGGTGCGATAAATATGGCTAATTTACCCGAAATGTCCACTTTTGAGGATGCCGTTTATCAATTAGAATTAGTCGACTATATTGAAGGTGGTGTACGAGGTGTACATAATATCCCATTACGTCAAATAACGAATAGAACCAGATGGTTGTTTGATAGAGCGAATATTGCATATAACACATATCGTTATACGCTACCTATGGCTTCAGCTACGACTTTGGGTGGAGTGAAAATTGGGGAAGGTTTATTAGTTGAAAGTGATGGTACTGTTAGTTTGATTATGCCAACCACTACAACAGCCGCTCCAACAACTACAACAGCTGCTCCTGTTACAATAGCTCCGACAACAACTACAACTGCTGCTCCGACAACAACAACTACGACCGCTACACCGATAACATTACCACCAACTACGACAACGACTGCTGCTCCGACGACTACTACGACAACGACTGCTCCGACAACAACTGCAGCACCAATAGGATTTACTGTAGGTGTAGCCTATGGGGGTGGTATGTATGTTACTAATTCAACGATTGCGTATGATGGGGTCGATTCGACTGCTTTGTTTAGCGTTGATGGTGTTGTTTTGACGACAAATTCAATATCCGAAAATATTGGGTTAGCTTATAATTCGATGTCTTCTATCTCCAATAATGCTATGTCGTATGGCGGTCAGATTTATAGTACCAATCCTGGATATTATGGTGCACATTCCAACAAGTCTATCGTGTTTAATAAAACTGGGGTCGTAGTTACTAAGAATACCTCCACTTCAACAACGTTCTATAGAGGAGCTGGAGCTGAAACCGATTCAACCGCAGTTTATTTTGGTGGTTCTGAAGACGGAGCTAATCAAGTGAACTCGGTGAATCGTTTTAATTCACAAGGTATAAATTTGGGATCTGTCGAACACTTGGGTACTGCTAGAAAAACTCACATTGGAGGTTCATATTCTTCTGCTGCCCTATTTTATGCGGGAATGGTATATAACAACGGAACATACTCACAAAACCTAGTCACTAGGATAAATAAAACGGGGACAATGGTTGGGTCTGAAATTTCTGTAGGAACTCCTAGATATAATCTAGCAGGTAATACGATAGAAGGTGTTACAATTGCCAGAGGAGGTAGTCCAACCAATGCAGGGACGGCAGCTAGGTCTTCTAATATAACAACAAAAATTTCAGAAGACGGTTCGATAATTGGTACTGAAACCACTATTGGGGATTCTCACCAAAATACTATGGCTGCGATGCCAATTGGTAATTCTATAAAATTCACAGGAATGCAACCAATGAACTCAGCTTCAGATACTTCCAATTACAGAATCTACGCTGTCGATAAAAATGGAACATACACACAACTATCCAATGTTCTATGGAGTCCAGCTAATGTACCGTTCGGGTATGGTGGGGCTGGAGCTAAGTAATGGCAAATCTAGCAGAATATGAACATTTCGATCAGAATGTCTATAGAATAGAACTCCAAGATTATATTGTTGGTGGACCTCTAGAAATTCATAATAAACCTCTAAAACAACTGACGAATCGTACTCGTTGGTTGTATGAAGAGATTTTAGATTTGAAAGAGAAATCCGAAGAATATGTTTTACCGATAGCATCTAGAAGCCATCTAGGTGGTATACAAATCGGAAAGGGGGTCGTGGTCAATGACTCTAAACTAGAGTTGAAAATTGGGTTTGGGTTGCGATTCGATGATGATGGAGTTTTACAATTGAGTTGTCCTTCGCCTTGTCCAGAAGTTTCAGTAGCTCCAACAACTACAACTGCTGCTCCGACAACAACAACTACGACCGCTACACCGATAACATTACCACCAACTACGACAACGACTGCTGCTCCGACGACTACTACGACAACGACTGCTCCGACAACAACAGCTGGCTGCCCTTCTGGAAGTGATTGGGTTGCAGATCCATTCACCCCAATCACATTAACATATACTTCTGGTTCTACTATCGATTCAGACTGGATACAACTTTCAGGCTTCACTCCCAGTTCTTGTTTCGGATTACATACGTTTAATGTTACTAGTGGAACTACATTAAATGGTATGATATATAATGCCCCAACGGGTGATATATTAGATGTCGGTAACATATCGCATTTATCTATGCCATCTACAGGGCTTAGAATTAGGAGCGATTCTAATGGTGTCGTTTGGTTGAAGTATTCAGTATCTAGTGTGATTAAACCTTCAGGGTCTACGATAGAACTTCAGGCTATGTTCACTCTTTCGGGAGCTTCTCCTGGAGTAGAAGGAACGGAAACTAGGACTCTCTTTTATGTACAATAATAATGGGTACCATTGTGTCTAATTTACCAGAAACATCACATTTCAGTGAAGGTGTATATCAAATTGAAATGAATGATAGAATCGAAGGAGATATCTTCGGGGTTCATAATAGACCATTAGTTCAATTGACTAATCGGACTAGATACCTCTACGATTTACTTGCATATTTATCTATCGACGGTGGTTATCGATTACCAACTGCAACAGATAATATCTTGGGTGGGGTTAAGATTGGTAGAGGATTTAATATTGTGCCAGAAACTGGGGTTATCACTCCAAAGGTTGGTAAGGGGTTAGAAGTTACAGAAGATGGGAAGATTCAAATCACTTGTCCTAGTCCGTGCGACCCACCTAAGTGTGATTGCGTGTCTAGTATAAACGTCAGCAACGTTTCAGATACTAACACAAGGGTTGTTGTTACTCTAAATTCTTCTTCTGCGTGCGACCCAAAAAGATATAGTGTTGTTTCAGTTTACTATAAAAATGTAACAACAGGCATTTTCGGTGGGTTACTTTCTAGTGTGAATACTGTTGGACAATTCACATATTCGTTTGATTACATACTGACTAGTGGTTCATCTTACGAATTTTATGCGATTGGTGTCAATGGTATCCCGATGTTAGTTGATGGCGAGGTTGCTTCTACCGCCTGTTTCGTTAAGACTACAACTTACGTAGCTCCAACAACAACAACAACAACGACAACAACGACTACCACAACAACCACAACTACAAATGCTCCGACGACTACTACGACAACGACTGCTGCTCCGACGACTACTACAACTACAGCTGCTCCTGTAACAACTTCTCCGTTTGCTGGTTCTTCTGGGTTCCCTAGATTCAACGTTTCTTGGTCTCCTCCCACAGGAACTGAGCGTATCGATTTAGATCCAGTTGTTAAAGATCCTTTGGGTGGATTCCTGGGATATAATCCTAGTATTTTGGGTGGACCATCTGGAGCTTCGGGTTCAACTCCATCGGGGGGTGTATGGGATGTAGATGATACAGGCGGTAAACCACTTAGTCAAGAAAACTTCACATGGAGTGGTGTTCATGGACCAGCTGGAACATATACGGTCAGAGTTAGAATCTATAATGGACCTTTGAGTTATGATTTACCAGCTACAATAAAATACCTACATGGCGATAGTGTTGTTTCAACTAGAACGATCATTATTCCAGCTGGGGTTCAAGACTCAGAAACTGTAACGTTTGATTTTGCGGGTTAATTTATGGCAAATTTGATAGAAGTTTCTAATTTCGACGAAACTGTTAAAGAATTAGAATTAGAAGATATGATCGAAGGTGGGTTGGGTGGTATACATAATACCCCTATCCAACAACTGACGAATCGGACTCGTTGGTTATATGATAGATATCGTTGGTTAGAAGCTAACATCGCTATCGAAAATCCAATATCGACTCCAACTGTATTAGGGTTGGTTAGAATTGGTAAGGGTGTGTTTGTTACAGAAACTGGAAAAATTTCAACCAAAGTTGGGTTGGGTATGAAGATGACAGAAGACGGAACGATACAAATTACGTGCCCCAGTCCTTGCGTCCCTCCTAGCTGTGATTGTATATCTTCAATCAGAGCTATACCCGATATAGTTTCTACAGCCGTCGACATTTCAGTTAATACAAATTCTGCTTGCGATCAAAAGGTATATGGTGTTATAGCGGTTTACTGTAAAAATCTCAGCACAGGTGCATATTCTACTCTGAAAATTTTTCAAAATTTACTTGGGGTTCACAATTATTCCTTTAGGTATGAAGATCTTTTCGCAAACACTCAATATGAATTTTTTGCAGTTGGTGTGTCTGAACAATTTAAGTTATCTCCAACCGAGGGGTTTGTATCGAAACGTTGTAATACAAAAAGTGTCGTAATTTCTACATTTAACACAACAACGACTACCACAACAACCACAACTACAAATGCTCCGACGACTACTACGACAACGACTGCTGCTCCGACGACTACAAATGCTCCAACGACTACGACTACGACTGCTGCTCCGACAACGACTGCTGCTCCGACGACTACGACTACATTACCTCCAGGAAGTTTAACACCTTCTAGTCCGTCTGCTCCTAGTAATTGTGTATATGTTATTACTGATGGTAATGCGAATGGCATCATAGATGATGATTTAGATTTATACGTAGATGGTGTATTTGCGGTTACTATCGTTGGGTCTGTCGATCCTTCCACAACTTATGAACTACCATATTCCAACGGAACTCATACGTTTGAGTTAAAATTCAAGAGTCCTAATAATTCTGGGACTGGTAAAGAGTTGTCTCTGACTAGAAAATCAGATGGGATGGTTGCGTTCAGTGAATCTGTCGGTTGTTCTAGCTCAACTCCAGTTGGAACTGTCGTTTGGACGAAAACGATCACTTTGAACTGTTAATAACTTTAGTTAAGTTTACTTTCGGTGAAGAGTGATGTATCATTAGGTCGTGAATTTTATTATTCGAATTATCCATATCTTACGAAAGGTGAAATATATTATGCAATTGTCACAACATACACTAGATGTATTGAAGAATTTTTCAACCATTAATGACAACTTCTATTCTTCTGGTGGTTCTACGATCAAAACTAAGAATTTGACCAACAATATGATGGCTCAAATGGAAGTAGCAGAAGATTTACCAGTTTTTGGTATCTATAAATTGTCGGAATTCTTAGGGGTAGTATCATTATTCGATTCACCTGAATTCGATTTTCACGAAGAGTATGTGATTATTTCTTCTGGTAAATCTAAAGTTAAGTATCGTTTTGCTGATGCTCAGATTTTAGATTTCCCGTCAAAGTCTCCAAAATTTACAACCTCAGACGTTTCGTTCAATCTTTCTAAAGAAGAAATGCAATCTTTGATTAAAGCTTCTGCGGTATTAGGGGCAACTCGCATCATCGTTCGAGGGGATGGAACAGTCGCAGTTAAAGAGCCAACTTCTACAGACAACGAATATTCCGTAGAAGTTGATGGATTGAGTGGAGATTTTGAAATTGTGTTCGATATCCAATTTGTCAAGAAAATGTTGGTAACCGATTACCGTATCAACATTACCGCAAAAACTTTAGTTTGTCTGTGGGAAAATAAAGAACAGGGTATCGAGTATTTTATCGGAGCAGATAAAACCTCAAAATTTAATTCATCTGAAGACTAATAAAAAGTCTTTAGAGTGAGAGTACTCATGGAATCATATTCCATGAGTCTATTTTTATTATGAAATGAGGTTGAATTGTGTATGGAAAAGAATAATTTCGTTTGGTTTGAAAAATATCGACCAACTACATTAACCGATTGTATTTTGCCCAAAGCTACGATGGAAACTGCAACATCGTTCGTTTCTAGTGGTGAATTACCCCACTTATTATTGGTTGGCGGAGCTGGTACAGGTAAAACCACTCTAGCAAGGGTTATGGCAAACGAGCTACAAATCAAAGATATTCTATTTATCAATGCTTCTGAAGAAAATGGTATAGACGTTTTACGAACTAAAATTCGCTCGTTTTGTTCTACTATGTCTTTCGATGGCGGAAAAAAGATGGTTATCTTAGATGAGGCAGATCATCTAACTGTCAATGTTCAGGCTGCATTGCGTGGAGCGTTGGAGGAGTTTGCTTCGAATACAATTTTCGTATTTACAGCAAACTACAAAAGTAAAATCATCGACCCATTGCATTCCAGATTATCTGAAATAAATTTCTCAATACCTTCTTCAGATAGAGACGCCATTTTAAAGGGTTATATCAAGAGATGTGTTGAAATTTTGAAAATCGAAGAAGTTAAATTCGACGTAATGGTTTTAGCTAAATTGGTTAAGAAATTCTTCCCCGATTTTAGAAAAATTTTAAACGAATTACAGAGACATTCTAGTTCTGGTGAGTTATCCATTGATTCGTTAAATGCTACTTCTGGAGAATTATCTTCTGTTGTGGATTTCATCAAAGCTAAGAATTTTAAAGAAATTCGAGGGTTCATTAGCACTCATCCAGATGTTGCTATGGAACATTATGTTAGATACTTCTACGACAAAGGTCAAGATTATTTACAACCAATGCAATTGGCAGAAATGATTATTATTTTAGCCGATTATCAATATAAGCACGCATTTGCTGTTGATAAGGAAGTAAACATCGCAGCTATGATGATTAATCTAATTAGTCTCGATTGGAGTTGATGGTATGGATATTTTCGGAGATTCTGTTATAGATGATTCTGAAGTGACTCCAACACCAGTCGCCAAGAAGCCAGGATTATTCGACATCATCGGCGATATCAACGATAGGAAGAATGATTTACGGGGTATGGATTGGTTCGAATCTACATATAACCCTCACATGATAAATCGTGTTATGAGCACATACCGAGATACTTGCGAAATAGCTAACCTCGTTAATACTCAACTTTTTATGTTAGATAAGGATATTCAATATCATTTTTATCTAATTATGGTTAGAAGGAGTAAGCGGTTTGCTCAAATGCCAAAAAAAGTTGTTAGTGATGTTGTTTCGACAATTATGAAATATTATGGAATTTCCTTTAATGTTGCTAAAGATTTAGAAGATTTACATAATCCAGATGAAATCTCATACATGGAAGAATTTTTACAAATTGGAGGCAAATCTAAGAAATCTTCCTAATTTTGAGAAACCCTAAATATTCTTAATGATAAATTCACTGGGAATGTTTAGTAAATAATATGGATAATAAATTCAAGGGATATGGGGTTAGGGTTAAACTTAAAACCGACGAATCTTTCGCGATTGCAGTTGAAACTCTAAGTAGAATGGGCATAGCTACCAAAGAATTTAATTTGGTTCAATCTTGCCACATATTACATAAATCGGGTGACTATGCAATTTTACATTTCAAAGAATTATTTAGACTTGATGGTAAAAATTCGGACATATCTGAAGAAGATTTGAAGCGTAGGAATAGAATCGTAAAATTGTTAGCCGATTGGAAAATTTTGGAAATCGTAGACGAAGCCGAATTAGAAGCTGGAATGATATTATTACATTCTATTAAAATCGTCAAACATTCAGAAAAGACTATGTGGAATTTCGAAAAGAAATACACGATTGGTAAAAATTCTGAAAATAGTAACTTTACATATAATCAATAGTATAGTATACTATCTCTCGGCTAAACTTTCAGTGGGACGGGTTTTTGCTTACCGACCCACTTATATATTAAGCAAATTCAATTTATAATGTGTAAGCGAGGTCCAATATCATGGCTATCATGACTCCTAAAGTTAAAGAAATCCTCTCAGAAACGAATGCGTGCAATATTCGAATTTCTTCAGAGAAAGAAGCGTTGAAAGAGATGCAGAAGAAATTAGCTGAAGAAATGAACGTTTCTAATAAATTGGCTGGTAAAATTATCCGAACATATTATAAGGGTAGTTTCCAAGCTGAATCCGCAGAATATGAAGAATTCTCGGTTGTGATGGAAACATTGGTAGGGTCTACTCAACCTCTAGATCCAGTAGAAGACGAAGACGAATAACTCACCAATACGATTTGACATACGGGAGAAATCTTTCTCCCATTTTATTGTTAAAACATGTAAGGTGAATATTTTGTCTAAATTTTATACTAATGTCTATCGAATGGGTGATTTTATATACGAACGGAATATCGAAGATGGTGTTCGTAATATAGAGAAGCTACGATATAGACCAACGGTTTATGTGGATTCTTCTGACTCAACTTCTGAATATCATACCCTTTACGGAGATCCAGTTGATAGGATCGATTTAGATTCCATCACAACTGCCAGGAATTACGCTAAACAATATTCAGGATCTAATGTCAATATATATGAGCATGACATTGGGTGGCAATACCAACATATCGTCAGGACGTATCCAGGGGTAGTAGACTATGATTCTAAGTCGATTTCTGTTTTTTACATCGACATCGAGACAGAAGTAGACGTCGGGTTCCCTCACCCGAATTTAGCAGAACAACGAATTAACGTTATTACGATTTACGACTCTCTAACCAAAATGACTCATTGTTGGTCTCTGAATACTATAGACCAAACTGAAGTTCGTCGTAGAATTCTTTCTGATGGGGGTGTTAAACTTTCTCAAGAGTCATTAAAGATATATGACACTTTCGAAGATGATGAATATGATATGCTTTCCTCTTTTCTTGGATTCTGGAGAGCAAATTACCCAGACGTTATTACTGGGTGGAATATAGAATCTTTCGATATACCATATATCGTAAACCGAGTATCTATGTTATTCGGGGAATCTACTGTAAAGGGTATGTCTCCGTTCAATAAATTAAGAACGAAAACTATTAGCATTTTCGGTAAAGATGAAGAAATTTTCTTATTCGAGGGAATTTCTACGTTAGATTACCTACCATTGTATAAAAAGATTGTCAACAAAAATCACGAATCTTTCAAGTTAGACTTCATTGCAGAATATTATTTGGGTCGTGGTAAATTAGAATACGATGGTTCTTTCAAGGAATTTTATACCAAAGAATATGATAAATTCGTAGCGTATAACATAGTTGATGTGCATTTGGTTTTTGAATTAGATGGTGTGTTGTCTTTATTCGATACAACCTTCGGGGTATCATATCTAGCTAAAACCAATTTCGAAGATATTTTTTCTCCAGTTAAAATCTGGGACATTATGATTTATGATTATATGTCGGCGAATAAAATCGTTCCTCCGAATAAGAAACACAACACTGGAGAAAATTTTGAAGGTGCTTTTGTTAGAGAGCCTCGGTTGGGATTTTTAAAATGGTTATTATCTTTCGACGTTAATTCGATGTATCCTCATATTATCATTGGTTGGAATATGAGTCCTGAGAGAATACAGGATGAAAGTTTACCAGTGACAGTAGATTCTATATTGAATAAAAGTTTCGATTTTGATTCTATTCCAGAGAACATGGCTTTGACTGCGAATGGTGCTCTATTCGACAATAGAGAGATCGGCATACTACCAAAACTCACGAAAGTTTTATACGATGGACGTTCTAACGACAAGAATGAAGCTAGTAAGGCTAAGAAAGATGCTAAGATTCTTAAAGATCGATGGGAAGAATTAACTAAATCTGAAATAGAAGAGTACAATAGACTTATCTCACTTTCGACTCGTAAGAACGTCGAACAAAATGCCAAGAAAGTACTTCTAAACTCACTTTTTGGAGCTTCAGGTAACGAGCATTTCCGATACTTTGACATACGTATTGCTGAAGGTATCACGATGACGGGTCAGATGATTATTCGTTGGGCTGGTAACGAATTAGATACATATTTTAAGAAGTTGACTGGTAGTGATGTTGTTGTCTATCAAGACACCGACTCTATCTACATCACGTTGGAAAAGTTTGTAGAAAAACTCGTTTCTAACAAGACGGATGAACAAATAGTAGATTTTCTGGATAAGGTCGCCAAAACAAAGATAGAACCGTTTTTGGCTGAAGTGTTCACTATGATTTCCAAAGCAATGGGTTGTGCAGAAAATCACATTCACATGAAAAGAGAAGCCATTGCTTATGCGGGGGCTTGGACAGCTAAGAAGAGATATATGTTGTCGTTGGCTGATATGGAAGGATACCGTTACAAAACCCCAGAATTGAAAATGACGGGAATGGATGCGATTAAATCTTCGACTCCAGCAATAGCGAGAAAACATATCGCAGAAACATTTAGATTGATCATGACAGGCGATCAGGATAAAGTCGAAGAATATATAGATTTTGTTAGGACAGAATTTGAAAAATCTAATATGAAGGAATTGGCTTTCCCTAGGGGAGTTAATAATTTAGAAAAATATGAAGATTCTTCTACAATTTATTCTAGAGATGGTGCAGTTCCTATCCACGTTAGAGCGACCCTGTTATACAATTTTTATTTGAAAAAATACAATGTCGACCCAAACAGATATCCTCAAGTCACAAGCGGTAGCAAAATTAAATATTGTTATCTCAAGACTCCGAATCCTATCAGAGAAAACGTTATCGCATTCGAGTCAGATTTACCTGAAGAATTTGGGTTAAGAAAATATGTGAATATAGAGGTTCAGTACGAAAAGTCTTACATGTCTTCAATAGAATCAATTTTGGATGCTATTGGTTGGGGGCATTTATTAGAAACAACTGGTTCAATTTTTTAATTATGAAGGATATGTTATGTCGATACTAGAAAGTTTGATGAAATCTAAAACCCTACGTGAAAATGTCATGAAAGTCGAGGAAAAAGACTTTATCAGCACAGGGTGTTTAACTCTAAACATTTTATATAGTGGTAGGTTAGATGGAGGCATTCAGGTCGGTAAAGTTTCGCAAATTGCCGCACCATCAAGTTTGGGTAAGTCATTCGTAGGCATGAAGATTGCTAGAAATGCTCAGCGTAAGGGTATGGAGGTGTTTTACCTAGATACAGAATATGCCTATTCTGAAACCTTTGC